TTGCAGTTTATTTAAATAATAATAGGAATGGGTTAGGATTAAGTGGCTTAGAGGATTACAAAAACGTAAAAATTGGTAATCTAGAGGCAACACCGAATTTTTATGGTGCTGTTGGTGCTGATAGAGTACCACCACTATTTGAACGGTACTTTACTGGTTTACGACATAGTGGACCTGCTAACGTCGCAATTAAAAGGAGTTGACAATGACTTATTATCCAGCAGCCAAAATCATAAATGATACTGCTGCACATACAGGCAGATTTGGTTGTGTTCAAGCACTAAAAGATTCTGCAATAGCTACGTTAGTAGCAGAAAATATTTCTGGAGATTTAACAAGTATTGATCTTAAATCAAACTGTAAGATTGAGGGTGTTATAACAAGTATTACTCTTTCAAGTGGAACCGTAATTGCTTATTTATTATGAGCCTTGCAAATGCACTTAAAAAAGCTGCATCAAAAACACTTAGTAAATTAGGTGGAAATGTAACTATTCGCAAAGTTACTGCTGGTTCTTATAATGCAACAACAGGAGCAATATCTGAAACTACTGAGGACACTACAGTAAAAGGAATACTTGAAAATGTAACACGATCACAAGTTAATGATTTAATTGAACAGCAAGATAAAATATTAACAATAGCTGCTAATGATTTAGATTTTGTACCAACAACAAAAGATAGAGTTGTCATAAGTAGTGTTGAATTTAAAATTATCACAGTAAATACTAATGAACAAAATAATACTCCTATTAGTTTTGAAATTATACTGAGGTAATCATGACAAGACAAATTCGTTTAGATCAAATAGATGATGTAATGGAAGAAGCCATAATAAAGTTAGTTCGCAAAACAACTTTACAATGGACTTTGTTGGTGAAACAAGCTACACCGGTTCGTGTAGTTTATGAAGGTGAACCAAAAGGTGGTGGTCAACTTAGAAATGCTTGGCAAACAGAAATAAAACCATTTCAAGGTACAGTTACAAATAATCTCGAATATGCCGAACCTGTTTGTTTCGGTGTTAATTTACCACCATCTTGGGGTGGTCAATATAGAACTAGACAAAATACAATTGCAGGGTTTCCAGAATTAATTGGAAAACAGCTTGAACAGTATGCCAGAGTAGAATATCAAAAGATAGTACGAGGTATTTAAAATGGCAGCATTAGATTTAAATACTGTCAGGTCAACTATTGAAAACAGATTAGCAACAGAGCTTGCTTCCAGTCCAGTCATTCCTGTCATATTTAATAATATGTCTTTTGATTCAACAACTGAAGACACTTTTGTTCAATGTATAACCAGTTTTGGCTCAAATGAATATTTAACACAGGGAGATACAGCTACTGCTACTAATAATATTGTTGGATTAGTTATTTTAAATATATTTACTGAAGAAGGTATTGGTGCAGGGTCAAATTATACTATTGGCAAAAGACTAAGAGATTTATACAATAGGGTCACAGTTTCAAATGTAATTTTTGACTCACCTGTCGGTCCAGAAATTTTTTCATCTAGTCCACAAGGTAAATTTCAAACACAAATAAGAATTACATTTAATATTTATGAGGATTTATGATGATTGAAATTACAGACGAAATGCTAGATGTAATTGAAGCTGTTAAAGGAAGAAGAGAGCCACAATATTGGGATAATCAATGCCGAAGATACATGGAAAAACAACAAGCAAAAATAAAGACTGTAAAAAAGTCAGAAAAAGGTTAAACTAATACTAATTAATTCTTTTTTTTGTCATGGCAAAAGTTAAAGGCGACGTTGGGCAACTCAAATTTGATGATGGTGGCTCATCTGTTAACCCTGTACTTGGTACAACAAGTTGGTCAATGTCTATTTCTAAAGACATACAGGAAATAACAGCACAAGGAGATACTTTTAAAAGTTTTACAGGTGGTCTTATTGAAGGAGAAGGAAGTGCTGAACTACTTTATGATGATTCTGCTTCTGGTGAAACAGCAACTTTTGTTGATGGTGCTTTAGTTACAGGTGATGCAGGTACAGCTTCTTTTGAACTTTTCCCTGACAGCAGTAGTGCTACAAAGAAAATATCTTTTAATGGCATTATTACTAACTTTGAACAAAGTTCTAGTTTAGGTGAGGCAAACACTATTAGCATTACATTTAAACCTACTGGCACAATAACTTCAGCAATATAAATAATTTATGGCAAATCAAAGAACTGCAGACCTTTTAATTGGTGCTTTCAAAGATGAAATGTCTACCAGAAGAAAATATGAACTAGAAGCTCCTAATGGAACTAAAATAGAGTTATATTTTCCACCAATAACAAGGTTTGACAGGCAAAAAGCTCAACAATATACAGGTACAGACGAGGCTCTTACAGTTTCCACCCATCTTCTTTGTAAGATGGCTCAAAAAGAAGATGGTACACCTGCATTTGATATGTCAGATGCACCAATATTACAAAGATCACTTCCAGAAAAAGTTCTTAATGATTTAGAACTTTTCCTTTTTGATGTTAGTTTAGATTTAGATACAGCAAAAAAAGAATAAAGGGGGATAATTGGCTTAATTTTGAATTTTTCCTAGCAACAGAACTTAGTAAAACAGTTGATGAATTGCGAAAGGCATTAACAGAAGAAGAGTTGATATATTGGGTTGCCTATTATGAAAATAAATTTGAAGAAGAAAAAAGAGCACAGCAACGACAAAAACAAAAATTAGGGTAAACTAAAATAAAGACTTTTTTTATCTGTGGCTCAGGCTAATGTAAGACTTACTGTTGATGCTAGTGGTGCTACTAGAGCTTTACAGAATGTTCAAAATAAAACTAATCAATTACGAAGTGCTTTTGGAGGGTTAAAGACAGCAATAGGTGGTATTGGTATGACTTTATTAGCAAAAAATGCAATACAAACATCTGCTAATTTTAGAAAGTTAAATGTAAGATTAGGTCTATTAACGAAATCATCTGGAACTTTCGCACGATCACAGCAAATTGCTGCTGATGCACAAAAGGCATTTGGCTTGAGTTCTACAGAAGCATTAGAGGGAATTACAAACATAACTGCTCGATTACAGCCATTGGGTGTAGGAGTCGAAGATATAAAATCAACATTTTTCGGATTTAATACAGCAGCAAAATTAGCAGGTGCATCTGCAATTGAATCTTCAAATGCTTTCAGACAATTAGCTCAAGCTCTTGGTTCTGGAAGATTACAAGGAGATGAATTTAGAAGTATATCTGAGCAAATTCCTACATTACTTGCTCCTGTTGCTGCTGAATTAAATGTAACAGTTGGAGAGTTAAAGAAATTTGCTGCAGAAGGAAAGTTGACCAGTGATGTTGTTTTACGAGCTTTAAGAAAAATAGAAAAAGATGGTGGTGCATCTTTAAAAGCATTATTAAAAAATGACCCAACACAAGTTTTTAAAAATTTAACTAATGAAACAGAAGATTTATCAAGAGCTTTTGGTGATGTCCTAAACCCTGTTGTATTACCAGTTATAAGAGGACTGACTAGACTTACTGAAGTAGTTACTAATTTTATAAATTCACCTATAGGAAAAACATCTGCAATATTTACAGGGATAGCTTTATCATTTAAAGCTGTTACTGTTGCTTCTGGTTTATTATCTGCAGCACAAACTATTCTAATTGCAAAATTTGCCGCAACAACTGCAGGTGCAATAGCATTAGCAAAAGCAAATGCTACAGCTTCAGTTGCAACAAAAGCATTGGCTGTGTCTACAGGAGCTTTAGCGATTGCAATGAACGCATTACCTTTAATTGCTTTAGCTACTTTAATTGGTGCGGTTACAACTGCTATTGTCAAACAAAATAACGAAAGGAAGAAAACTAACAAACTTATAGAAGAAGGAGATCAAGCAGCAATAAAGGCAGAAATAAATCGTTTAGAAATAGAGTTGAAAAGAAAACAAGCACAGAAAAGAGGTGTAGCAGGAGTATATAAAACAATAGCAAGACTTAGAGAGGAAATAGATGGTTTAAAGAAAAAATTAGGTATCGCAAAAGAACAAGAAATTCAAGACAAAAAGAATGAACAGCAATTACAAAGACTAAAAACTTTATATAGTTCGATTGCTGAAACAATTGAAACAGGCTTAGTTGATGCTATTGATGGAGCAATAAAAGGCACTAAAACACTAGGAGAAGTTGCTTCAAGTGTATTTGGAGCTATACAAAAAGCAATAATTCAATATGGTGTATCAGCTTTTCTTGGAGGGTTGCCCGGAGGTATTGGTAAATTCTTTTCAGGAAAAAGAGCTAATGGTGGTTCTGTTATGGCAAATAAATCGTATCTAGTTGGCGAACGTGGACCAGAATTATTTACTCCTTCAAGATCTGGAATGGTTTTGTCTAATAATTCTATGGGTGGTGGTCGAACAAATATAGTTGTCAATGTTGATGCAACAGGTTCAACAGTTGAAGGAGATAACGAAGGTGGAGAAGAATTAGGAAAAGTTTTATCTGTTGCAATACAATCAGAATTGTTAAAACAGAAAAGACCCGGAGGTTTATTAGCATAATGGCAACTTTTCCTGATATAAAACCTACATATGGCAGTCAAAAAAGATCTGCACCATTTAAAAGAGTAGTTCGTTTTGCAGATGGATTTGAACACAGAATAACTTTTGGATTAGCTGATAATCAGAATCCAAAAGTTTTTATCTTTACATTTAATGTTTCGGAAACACAGGCAGATGAAATTGAGACATTTCTTGATGCCAGAGGTTCTACAGAAAGTTTCGATTATACACCTGCAGGTGAAGGTAGTTCTAAAAAATTTGTTTGTGATAATTGGAATAAAAGAATAAATTATTTAAATAGAGCAACAATTCAGGCAACATTTAGAGAAGTTTTTGAACCATGAGTACTGCTCCAATAATTACTGATCTACAAAAGATCAATCCTACATCAATTATTGAATTATTTACAATTACAACTGATGCAACTCTACATGGGTCTGCACAAACTTACAGATTTCATAATGGGTCAAATTTAAATAATAATGGAGATATTGTCTGGGCAGGTAACTCATATATAAAAATGCCAATAGAAGCTGAAGGATTTGCTTTTACAAATGGACAATTACCACGACCAACTTTAACTATTAGTAATGCTCTTGGAACTATTACAGCTATATTGTTAAATGTAAATCAGGTAACAACAGGGAATGATCTTACTGGTGCCACTGTAACCAGAATAAGGACATTGGCACGTTATCTTGATGCTGTTAATTTTTCAGGGGGTACAAATCCATTAGGGACACCAGACCCTACAGCAGAGTTTCCACAGGAAATATATAAGATTGATAGAAAATCTGCAGAAAACAGAGATGTTGTTCAATTCGAATTAGCAGCAGTATTTGATCTTGCAGGTATAAGAGCACCCAAAAGACAATGTACAAGAACTGAATTTCCATCAATCGGGACATTTATAGCATGAATTGGAAAGAAGAAGCACTGGTTCATGCAAAAGATCAAGACCCAAAAGAATCTTGTGGTCTTTTATTAAATATTCGAGGAAAACAAAAATATTATCCTTGTCGTAATTTATCTATGACAGATCATCAATGTTTTATTTTAGACCCAGAAGATTATGTAAAGGCAGATAATACAGGAGAAATAACAGCTATTGTTCATAGTCACCCTGTAACACCACCTACACCTAGTCAGGCAGATAAAATTAGTTGTGAGCAAAGTAATCTTCCTTGGCATATCGTTAACCCAAAAACAGAAACTTGGGGTTATTGTGAACCTTGTGGATATAAACCACCATTAATTGGTAGACCATGGGTTTGGGGTGTAACTGATTGTTGGAGTTTAGTGAGAGATTGGTATAGGGAAGAAAGAAATATTGAACTTAAAGATTGGGATAGACCCACAACACCAGAAGAATTTATATTAAATCCTTTGTTTGAAAGTTGTGCATGGAGAACTGGTTTTAGAGAACTTAGACCAGATGAGAAATTAATTAATGGTGATGCTTTATTAATGTCTATTGGTTCAACAGGTTTAAATCATGTAGCTATTTTTTTAGATGGTGATGTTTTACATCATTTAACAGATAGACTATCTTGTAAAGAACCATATTCTCAATGGCTTTTAAAATGCACAGGAGGGAGGTATCGTTATGTTTCGTAAATTAAAATTATATGGCGAACTTGCAGAATTTATTGGTCACAAAGAGTTTGAAATAAAGGTAGACAGCCTTGCTAAAGCAGTAAGTTTTCTTGTTAATAATTTTCCTCAAGTAGAAAAATTTATGAATCCAAAATATTATCAAGTAAAAGTTGGAAATTATGACATTTCAGAAGAAGAAATAAATTATCCTATTGGTCAAGAAGATATACATTTTATTCCTGTTATATCAGGAGCAGGTGGAAGTACTAGAAGAATTTTCTTAGGAGCTGTTTTAATTGGTGCATCATTTCTTTTTCCGGGTGCAGGTATGTTTGGAACTGTAAGTGCTTCTGGAAAAATTGCAGCAGGAACTACTATGACAGGATTTACTGCAGGAAGTGCATTTATGACAGGAGTTGGAACTTTAACAAGTGCTGTTGGAGCTTCTCTTGTATTATCTGGTGTAAGCGAAATGCTATTTCCTTTACCTCAATTTGAGGGTTTTAATTCAGAACAAGACCCTCAACTGTCATTTAGTTTTTCTGGTACACAAAATACCTCAAGAGCAGGTACACCAGTTCCTATAGTATATGGAGAAATAATTACTGGTTCAGTTGTCATAAGTGGAGCAGTTGATACTCAACAGGTACAAGCATGACAAATACACCAAAAAAATTTATTGGTTCTGGTGGAGGTAGTCCACCACCACCACCGCAACCTACAAGAACTCCTGACAATTTACACAGTAGAAGTTTTGCTACATTGCTTGACTTAATTTCGGAAGGAGAAATTGAAGGGTTTGCTTCTGCATCAAAAGAAGGAAGAACACAAGGCACTACTGCATACAATAATGCAGCATTAAAAGATGTTTTTTTAAATGATACCCCTGTTTTAAAATCAACAGCTAATTCTGCAAGTCCAAACACGACAGATTTTAATTTTCAAGATGTTACATTTAATCCACGCTTTGGAACTTCAAGTCAAACAAAAATATCTGGTATTGAAAGTAGTTCTTCGATAACAGCAGTTGGCAGTACAGTAACTGCTGCTTCACCAGTTACTAGACAGATAACAAATTCAGATGTAGATGCGGTTAATGTAACTATTACATTTCCACAATTACAGAAAGCTACTGACAACGGAGATTTATTAGGCTCTTCTGTATCTTTAAAAATATCTGTTCAATATAATTCTGGTGGCTTTACTGATATTATTACTGACACTATTACAGGAAGATCTGCTGATGCTTACCAAAGAGATTACAGGGTAAATCTTACAGGTGCTTTTCCTGTAGATATAAGAGTTACAAGAATTACTGCAGATAGTTCAACATCTTCTTTAATAGATGCTTTTATTTGGACAAGTTTTGCAGAAATTATAGATGATGCTTCAACTTATGCAAATAGTGCATATGCTTCACTTCGATTGGATTCTATGCAATTTCAATCAATTCCAAGCAGAAAATATCGTATTAGAGGTGTAAAAGTAAGGATTCCCGGCGCAGGTGCCAATAGTTCTGGAACACCAACTGTTGATAGCACGACAGGCAGAATAGTTTATCCAACAGGATATATTTTTAATGGAGTTATGGGTGCTGCTCAATGGTGTTCATGCCCTGCCATGATTTTGTTAGATCTTTTAACTGATACAAGATATGGTTTTGGAAATCATATTACTGATAGCTCACTAGATTTATTTTCATTTGTAACCGCTAGTAAATTTGCAAACACATTAGTTTCAGATGGTTTCGGAGGACAAGAAGCTAGGTTTAGTTGCAATGTCAATATACAATCTTCCAATGAAGCTTTTGGGTTAATAAATGAATTAGCAGGTGTTATGAGATGTATGCCTATCTGGTCAGCAGGTAGTATTCAATTAGCACAAGACAGTCCAAAAGATGCAAGCTATTTATTTAATCTAGCTAATGTAACAGAAGCAGGTTTTAGTTATTCAGGAAGTGGTTTAAAAACTAGAAATACAGTTATTTCTGTTTCATATTTTAATATGGACAGTAGAGAGATTGATTATGAGGTTTATGAAGATACTGCTGCTATAGCTAAATTAGGTGTAATTGTAAAACAGGTTAAAGCATTTGCTTGCACAAGTAGAGGTCAGGCAAGACGATTAGCAAAAGCAATTTTATTTGCTGAACAAAATGAATCAGAGGTTGTTTCATTTGCAACCTCTGTTGATTCAGGAATTATTGTTAGACCCGGCTCTGTTATAGATATTGCAGACCCTGTTCGGTCTGGTTTAAGAAGAGGTGGAAGAATTGCTGCGGCAACAACAACGCAAATTACTGTAGATGATTCTGCTTCAACTGATTTGCCTACAACAAACAGTCCAACATTATCTGTAATATTACCTGATGGAACTGTAGAAACAAAATCAATTTCAAATATATCTGGTGCAGTCATTACTGTTTCATCGGCTTTCTCTCAAACACCAAATGTAAATAGTGTTTGGTTGTTGCAAGATAATACTGTAGAAGCTCAAAAATTTAGAGTAATAACTGTAGAAGAACAAGAAGGATTAGTTTATTCAATAACTGCTTTGTCTTATGTAAATGATAAATATGCTTTTATTGAAGATGGCGCAACTTTATCAACAAGAACAGTATCAATATTAAATTTACCAAAAGACCCACCAAATGCTTTACAGGCAGAAGAAAAAATTGTTGAAATAAATAATCAAGCAGTATCTAAACTTATTGTAAGTTGGCAACCCATTGTTGGAGTTACCCAATATCAAGTCAATTATAGATTTAATAATGGAAACTTTATTTCTACAACAGTTTCCTCTCCTGATTTTGAAATATTTAATACTGATGTTGGAACATATGAGTTTCAGGTGTTTAGCTACAATACAGCATTGCAAACAAGTGCAACATCTGCGGATTTAACTTTTAATGCTGTTGGCAAAACTGCATTACCATCTAATGTAACTGGTTTATCTGCAGAACCAATAAATGAAAAATTAGTTAGATTACGTTGGAATTTATCAACAGACTTAGATGTTACACATGGAGGAAGAGTATATGTCAGACATTCTCCTCTAACCAATGGAAATGGTACATTTTCTAATAGCACTGATTTAATTCAAGCATTAGCAGGTAATACAACAACAGCAGAAGTTCCATACCTTGAAGGTGAATATATTTTAAAATTTCAAGATGATGGTGGAAGATTTTGTTCTGGTGAGACAAGTGTAATTCTTGATCTGCCAGATAATCTAGCTCCACTTATTACACAAACTAGGAGAGAAGATACTGATAGTCCTAAATTTCAAGGAACAAAAACCAATGTCGCTTTTGATGCTACTACAAATACATTAAATTTAGTTGGAAGTGGCACATTTGATAGTATTACAGACTTTGATGCAGTTGTCTCTTTAGATGACTTTGGTGGAATAGTGCCAGAAGGGACTTATGATTTTGGAGGAACAGCAGGTGGCACAACTTTAGACTTGGGTGGTGTATTCAGTCTTGATTTAAAACGTCATTTTTTAACAGAAGCATTTTATCCAAATGATTTGATAGATAGTAGATCAGGAAATATTGATACATGGACAGATTTTGATGGGGCTACAGCAACAGAAGTTAATGCTGAAATGTTAGTAAGAGTTACACAAGATAACCCCTCTGGATCTCCTACATATACTGATTTTCAAACTTTTGCTAATGGAACTTATAAAGGTAGAGGATTTCAATTTAGAGCAAAACTTACAAGTAATGATGTTGCACAGGATATAAAGGTTTCTCAGTTAGGTTATACAGCATCTTTACAGAGAAGAACAGAACAAGGTAATCTAACAGCAAGCGGAGCAGGAGCTAAAGCTATTACCTTTACCCACCCGTTTTTTGTTGGTACTTCTTCTTTGCTCGGAGCAAATTCTAATTTACCTTCTATTGGTATCAATGCTCAAAATATGGCATCTGGAGATTACTTTGTAGTTTCTAGTGTAACTGGTACAGGATTTACTGTTCACTTCAAAAACTCCTCAAATGCTTCGATTGATAGAAATTTCACTTATCAGGCTGTCGGATTTGGTAAAGGAGGGTAGAATAAACTCAATGTTACTTTTTTAAATGGCAGAACACGATTTTGTAATTGATAACGGAACGGGAAGTGCAGTTCGTACTGACTTAAATAATGTTCTGCAAGCTATTGCATCTAATAATAGTAAATCTGGTGCGTTAACAACTAATTATGCTTATCAATGGCACGTTGATACATCTGACGGAAATTTAAAGATAAGAAATGCAGCAAATAATGGATATGTAACTGTTGGCCCTGTTGCTACTACAAATTTTGGATTAGCTCCTCTTTCTGGTGGAACTTTTACTGGAAAAGTTATTCATAACTATACTTCAAGTCTTACAATTCCATCTGGAACAACAGCACAAAGAGATGGAAGCCCTGCTGTTGGGATGCTTAGACATAATTCAACTTTAAATCAGTTTGAAGGCTATAACAATGGGGCATGGGGAGCAATTGGAGGAGGTGCCGGAGCTACAGGAGGAGGTACAGACGAGGTGTTTTTTGAAAGTGACCAAGCAGTTACAACTAATTATACTTTAACTTCTAATAAACACGCACACACAGTAAGCCCTACAATAAATTCGGGTGTAACTGTAACTGTGCCAGCAGGCGCAATCCTTGTTATTCTTTAATTATGGCATTAAACATTAACGGCACTACTGGTATTTCTGGGGTTGACGGAACAGCTTCCGCACCAGCATTAACAGGAACAGATAGTAATACAGGAATAAATTTTGCATCTGATACTGTTAAAATAAATACAGGTGGGTCGACTAGAGCTACTGTTGATAGTGCTGGAAACGTAGGCTTAGGAACAACTTCACCTACAGATTATGATGGTGCTGGCGATAATTTAGTTGTTCAAGGATCAGGAAATACAGGAATAACAGTTGCAACAACTAACACCAGCAGTAATACATCATTAATTTTTTCAGATGGTACTGGTGATGCCGATCAGAAATTTAGAGGTGCAGTTCAGTATATACATAATGATGATGTTATGCGTTTTCTGACAGCTTCGGCTGAACGTATGCGTCTTGGGAGTGATGGTTATGTAGGTATCGGCGTAACAGGCGAGGTATCTGCATCAACTGGTGGAGCTTCTTTTAATGTTTCAAGTGATAATCGTAGAAAATTAGCTTTAGGTACAACTAGTGCTTCGGGGAGAGGGTTGCTTTTGTTTTTTAATAGTAATGGCGAAGTTGGTAGTATATCTACAAGCGGTACAAGCACAGCTTATAATACAAGTTCTGATTATAGATTAAAAGAAAACGTAGTCTCTATATCTGATGGTATAACAAGATTAAAAACACTAAAACCAAAAAGATTTAATTTTATAGCTGATGCAGAAACAACAGTAGATGGATTTTTAGCACATGAAGTTACAGCAGTGCCTGAAGCTATAACAGGAACCAAAGACCAAGTTGTTACACAAGATTTAGTAGATAGAGGAGATGCAAAAGAAAGTGAATTAGGAAATCCTGTTTATCAAAAAATAGATCAAAGTAAACTTGTACCTTTACTTACGGCTGCATTACAGGAAGCTGTTGCTAAAATTGAAGTATTGGAAACAAAAGTAGCTGCATTGGAGGCTAAATAAATGACAGCAAAGATTAAACTAAACGCATCATCAGGTGGTGGGTCTATAAGTATTCAAGCACCCTCTTCATCTAGTAATAACAGGGTTATTTCTTTGCCTGATATTGCAGATGGAACGCTTGTAACAAGTCAAAGTACTCTTGATGCAACAAAGTTATCTGGAGCTTTACCAGCTATAAGTGGTGCAAATTTAACTGGTATTGCAAGTCCGGATTTTGTTAAGTTAGCTGTAGCAACTGGGGCTGGAGGTACTGGCGATCTTGTTTTTGATAATTTAGACGTAGCAACATATAAGACATTTGATTTCACTCTTATCATGAAGCCTGTTTCTGATAATGTAGGTCCAAGATTTAATTGGAGAACAGGAGGGTCAAGTGGGTCAAATATTGGCGCAGCACATCATCAATCAGCTTACAGTTATTTATATAACAGCAATAATCAAACTCAAGTTACAAGTATGGGTGCTACTCAAGTTAATTTAGCTGAAGGTTTAGGAAACCACTCCCAAGAAGGTATATCTATGTTTTCTAGAATTTCATTTTGTGATGCTAACGATAATGGTGATACAAAGAATAGAGCGAATACTATATGGTGGAACGCTATGTGCCATAATGATAGCCTTATGCCTAACTGGGTATGGGGATGTGCAACATTAACTGACGCTTCAAGCGGTAGTGGTGGCGGTGCTGGTGGATCTACTGACTTTCCTACAGGTTTCCGAATTGATTGGACATCTGGAAATGTTGGGAACTTTTCGTATCAACTTTATGGACTTAAAAGATAATGGCTAGAACTCATTTTAACGCAATTACTGGGCAATCATATCCGTTTACAGCAGAAGAAGAAACTGCTAGAGACGCTGAAGAAGCTGCATGGGCTGAAAAACAAACAGAGGCAGCAAAAACTCTTTATCAAAAGAAAAGAACAGGAGAAGCAGCTACTTCTGCTGAAGATACAAAGTATCCTTCAGTAGGAGATCAATTAGATTTACTATTTCATGCAATAGAAGCTGATACAGACTTGAAAACAAAGTTTGCTGGTTTCTATAATGCAATCAAAGCTGTTAAAGACAAGTACCCAAAACCTAGTTAATCATGTCAGAGATCAAAGTAAATTCGATAAAAGGTGTAGGAGCTAGTGCGGCTGCTGTTACTGTTCATAACTCTGATGGAACGTGTACTTTAGCTAGTGGGTCAAAATTAAATAACTGCACGACAGATGGAACAACAAATTTAACTATTGCTGATGGAAATTTAGTAATTGGAACTTCTGGTCATGGTATAGATTTTAGTGCAACGTCTGGTACTGGAAGTTCAGAATTATTAGATGATTACGAAACTGGGACTTTCACTCCTACAATGACTTTTGACACACACCAAGTTACTCCAGCAGGGTCTTTTACAGGTTTTTACACAAAAACCGGTAATTGTGTTCATTTTCATGCTCGTTTTGCTTTAACTAATGAAGGTTCGGGAATAAATAGTATTCATTTAACTAATTTACCTTTTACACCTGTTGTAAGTGCTTATGCACACCCAATCGCTTCATTTTATGCAGAGAATAATGTAGCTACAGGAGATAATAACCATTGGATTTTTGGAAAATTAATTACAGATAGATATAAATTTAAGGTTTGTAATGTTCATGGTGGGGGTAGTATAGATCATTTTCACATGAATATGACTTCAAATGATTCAATTTTTGGTTTATATGGTTTTTACTATACAAGTGCTTAAAAAAGTATTTTATAGTAATCCAAAACCTGTTTTAATCGGAGATTAATCCTAATGGCATTAACTGAATCAATCGAATACGACAAGATAGAAGTCGTGGGTATTTACAAATCGGTACAAGTAAGAAAGGCAACAGTTATAAAAAGAGATAATGTAGAAATCGCAGGTTCAAGATCATTTGAAAGATATACTTTGCAATCTGGCACTTTAAAGGGTGGTGTGAAGGCAGATGGAACAACCCCTGCTGATGATGCAGATGATTTTGTTGATAATCCACTAGATAAAGAACCTGATGGAGTTACAGCAATTCCTGATGAAGTAAAAAATGTTTGTAATGCTGTATGGACTACAGATGTAAAAGCTTTATATAAGGCAAGATTAATTGCTGATAAATCTAGTTAAGCTTTTCGTGCATTTGTCTTGTCATTATTCCCATAGTGACGTAGAGAGGCGATAGGGCTACAATAAGCAGTAATACAAGCACACTTGAAAGAGATAGTGCTTTTAAAATTGCAAATTTAATCATGTTTAATCGTATTTGTCAGATAGCATCATTGTTGTCCTTAATATTATCAGGGTCAATGGCTGCATTTGGTTTCGTAGCAATTCGCTATATGCAAAGTCCAGAATTTGAAAGAGATTTAAAAAATAAATTAATGGGTGATTTAACAGAAAAAATGCAAAAACAAATACCTTTAGAAATGCCAGAAATGTCTGGACCTGCACTTCCTCTTTAATGGGCATACCTGATTTAAATATTCCAGATATACAAATACAACCAATATATGATTTTACAAAACCTGTTGATATAATCCCACTTACAATAAATGTTCCAGCCTGTACATATCAACATAGAGATATAAAAAATACTGGCAATAGAAATTTATTACTTGATGACCCAAATGGTGTTTTTACAGTTTGTGATGCACCATTCCCTAGTTTTAATCCAATGAATTATCAACCAAATAGTTTGATAATGTCAGAAGATACACCGATTACATCTAGCGAACCTGAAATACCTGAAACGAAACCACCAGTTACACAAAAGCCTGTTGCAAAAGAAACAGAGTTTTTTATTAAATGTCCAGACCCAGAAAAAGATCAACGTGTTGGAGACTTTCGTAACGATAAAAGACTAGAACGTGTCGTTGGACATAAATTAAA